TGAGCGCATAGGTGTGGGGCGGCGTGCCCCACGAGGCGAATACCTGTCCCAGCGGCAGATCGTTGCCGGGCACCGCGTCCCAGATGTCGAACGCCTCGCCGACGTTGGCACCGGCGGTGCCGAAGTCGAGATGTGTGACGGTGTTGTAGTCGCGCGCACGCAGCGCCCACCACTTGGAAGAGAACATGCCGTCATCGACGGCCTCGGGCCAACCTGGGGGCGCGGGAGCCACGGGCGCGGCAAGGTACTCGGCCCACTTGAAGGCCATCTCTTCGTGAAGCTGCGCCTGGGAGACGGAGTTGACGACGCTGTTGGCAGCGAGTTCTGCGGCGTCTGCGGCATCTCCTGCATCGTCCGCTGCGGTGCCTGCGTCAATCGCTGCCGTTTGCGCGGTGCCTTGCGCGATGCCGGCTGCGGCGGCGGAACCTGCGGCGGAGCTGGCCGAGGATGCGGAGGCGGAAGCCGAGCCGCCCGCGGCCATTGCGGAACTTGCCGCGGCAGAAGCCGAAGAGGCAGCCGCGGCGGCTGCGGCCTCGGCGTCCGCCACCGCGTCGTCGGCGATGTCATCGAACAGGCCATCTTGGAGCTGGTCTTCGCCAACGGAGTTGTTAGCGAGCGCACCGTCCGCGCGCTGAATCAGCGCAAGGTTGGTCTGCGTTGCGGTGAGTGCATTCGATACGTTGTCGAACTCGGTATCGAGATCAACTCCGGGCTTTGGCTCGCCAGGATTGAGCGTCTCGAACTCGGTGAACGAGGTCGTGCGCGTATAAGCCGGGGGATACGCCATTGAACGCTCCGCCCCACACCAGTCACTGATCGCCCCGGTCGGGAAGGTACGCGCTAGACGTACTTCTGTCTATCGATCGCTGTCGTATTGCTCCTGCCGCGCGTCCTCGTACTCCCGATCCGCGCACAAGTTGCACGCCCATTCGCCCGCTTCCCACGGCTCAAGCTCTGCCGTTACCTTGCCGCAGAACGAGCACTTCTCGGGCTTGCCGCCCCTGAAGTCCTCGACGAGCTTGCGGGAGAAAAGCTCGGGAAACTTCTCCATCTCGTAGGCGTTAATTTGATCGACCAGCATCAGCAACTCGCGGCCGATGTCACTGTTGGGTTCTGGATCGAGCGCGGTCAACTCCTCGGCACGGGCCAACTTCAATTGGTATTCCTCTTCGGTCACAGCGCATCCATCCACACCCAGCCAAACATGACGCGCATGGCGAAGCGGTGGAACCAGGGCGGGCGTACCTTCAAGTGTACAGCGGTGCCGCTGTTGACGCCGCCGATCCAGTACGCGCCGGCGTGAACCGGCACGCCATCAACCCTGAACTCAAAGCGGGGCGCTTCCACCTATCTACCCATCACATGATCGTTTTGCTGGATCACCCACCAGCGCAACTTGTTGTAACCGTTGTCAAGCACCTCATCCCGATCCGCACCCAAGGGCAATGGTGCGTGCCACCACTTCTCATTCGGCTCCCTCGGATCGAGGGGGCCAAGGGTAGGCACATCGGGCCAGCCGCCGGCTTCCTCCACCGTGTTGATGTACTGCGGGGGCGGGGCCTTCACACCCCGGATCGCCGCGTCGATCTGATCGAGCACGTGGTTGATGCCGCTAGCGTATAAGTACCTACGTGCCGGCATACAGCCGACCGTTTCGCGCATCAACTGCGTGAACGCCAAGCCCTCCTGCACGCGCGGATTTAAGGGGTCGGCGCACGGCTTCAAGACCCCATCGTAGTTGAACCCGAGCCCGAGCGGCCACGCGCCACGGCGCAGGATCGACTTCAAGTAGTCGGGCGGTGCGTCCTTGAAAAAGTCGCTTTGCGAGCGCGGTGCGTCCCAACCAAATTGCGAATTCCACGCGCCGTGTCCGCTCGATCCCGGTGTCACATCATCAATGAGCGCCAGCGTCAACGTGTCGCCCTGCTCAGGCCCGCGCACCGTCAAATTGCCGACGCAGTTGCATTGCATGGTCAGGCCCTGGTCGGCGTTGGACCCTGAGTTATCATCGATGTGCAGCGCCTCGCCGCGCCCCACGTAGGGCCGGCCGTGGTTGTAATGCAGGTTATTGATGTGCGCATGGTTCGGAGCCGCCACCAGAGGATTTCTCCCCGTGGTATGGGCGTACAGCGACTGCATGGCGAGCGAGTAGTCGGCGCGCCCGCCCACCAAGTGCCCGTATCCATGATCGACCCCGGCCTCATGATGTGATCCATCCGGCATCGCAAAATCGGGCGGGATGTGCAGCGGATCGTAAATCGCGCCGCGAATCCAGCTCACGCCAAGCGCGCTGTACCAAACCTCCACCCCCTCATCCATCATGAAGCGCGCCTCGCAGTTCACGTGCGTGACGCGGTTGATGTCGGATTCGTTGGAACTCGCGCCCATCGCGTCGCGCATGTCGGCCTGAAACTTGTCCGGGCCATCGACCGAGGGCAGATCGCCCACCCAGGAGGGCAGGTGCCAGATGCGCGAGTTGCTACCGCGACAGCGCATGTCGGCGGTCTGGATGAAGAGCCCCGCGCCGGGAGCTGCGTGCCCGACGTAATCGAAGTTGTCGCGCTCGGGGGAATTCATGGCGCGACCAAGGTAGGCATAGCCGCCGCACATGGGCCATATCCACTTGGAAAACCCTTCCCCCTGGTCCGCATACCAGCAGTACCAAAGTGTCCCCGCGAAGCAGTTAGGCCCGATTTCTGGGGCCGGCCCGCCTTGCTTGACGTTCTCGGTGCTGGTGATGAAATACATTTTCGACGGCAGATCGCCTTGACTCACATCAAGCCCTGGACCGCCGACACCGGGGAGGGCGGATAGATAGGGCGTCGATTGATAGGGCCAGCTCATCATGGCGCATGTGCTCCCAGGTACTTGGTGTTGGAGAGATTCCAGACCTGTTTCCAGCCCCACTCATCGAGCACGTAGTTGTTGAAGTTTTCCACCGTGAGTTCCACTTCATCAGACACCGACATCTGCAACATCTGCACGACGCGCAGGTAGTCCTTGGAGTGATTCTCGGGCGGCGCTTCCATGAAGACGATGCGCGAGCGGTCGCCGGCGCGCAGTCGCTTCAGGTTATCTTCCAGCGCCGCGATAGCTGCCTTCTGGTAGCCGGCGAATGCTTCCTCGTACTGCGCCAGATGCTTGTCGCGATTGGCCTGCACGATTTCAAGCAACTCGGCCTTGTTGACCTTGACGTTATTCATGAGTCAGCTCTTCCTCGGATTTGTCCGGCATATCGGGCACCCGCAATGGCCTCTCCGGCACATCCACCGGCGGAATGATCTCAAGCCAGTGCGTGATGCGCTCAGGGTGCGCAAACTGAAGCCACTCGTTATTGGCCTCGTTGAACACGGTGAAGAAGCCGCCGCTCACGCCGCCCGTGAGGTAGCTGTCATCGACAAGTCGCACCAGCACTTTCACGCCTTCCGAGGGTGCGCCGTCGTTCACGGAGACGAAGTGCATCACTGGCCCCAGCGCCGGCGCAAACGCTTCGGCAATCTTCGCGAGTTTCTGCCCGGTCGTCAGCGGTTGCTTCTTTTTCACCTTCGCCCGTGCATTCTTGCTGCGTGCCTTCAAGCCCGGCCGTTTACCGCGTTTGGCTTTCATGAGAGTGCTCCTTCTGCTGGCACCTGAAATTCGTTATAGGCGGTCTCGATGTCATCGAGCATGCCGACCAGCGCCTCGTAGGGCGTGCAGGGCGACTCCTCCTCATCCCCGGAGGCTGCCACCAGCACCATCAGCACCGACTGGGCACCGGCGAGAAAGAGGGACTTGTCGCGCACCAGCGTCGCGTCCAGGTGCTCCTCCTCACAGGTCCTTGCCCACAGGTACTCGATCAGGTTCGGTTCTTGGGTTTCCATCCCGCAACTCCTCGGCTCCAAAGATCACCCGTGCATTCAGGGGATCATTCGCCTGCATGCACTCGCGAGCCATGCGTATTTTCGACCGACAGACGAACAGTTCCAACCGATCTTGTCTCAGCACATCCATCGTGGCGCGTTCGTTGTGCTCACTGACCGATACCATGCGAGTCAAGTATTCGATGCGCAACAGCGCGTTTGTCACCTTCTCCCACGCAGTGGCTCCGGCGAATTCCCACAGCAGGTGGTGAATCCGCTCAAGCTCGGCCTGCGCTTCATTGCTCATGCGATCTGCTTACTCCTGATCTTCTTGCGCATCGCCGCCAGCTCCCGGCGAAAGTGCGGCTGCACGCGCGCCTTGGCCTGCTTCTGGTAGCGATCGAGGTGTGCGAGCAGCATCGTGATCGTGTTCTCGGCCTCGCGCCCGTGCGGATCGGGGATATCGTTCAACCACGGGAAGGCGTAGCGGACGTGATGCTCGTCTGAGAGCCGGTAGCCGACCACGCCTAGTTTGGAGATGACCCGAAACGGGAGCGTCTTCGTGGGATCAAACGTGCCGCGCTCGAAATCCTCGCGATACATCCGCATCAGGATCGATTCCTCAGCCTTCGGTAGCGGCTTCATATCCGCCCTCCCGCCGCCTCGATGGCAGCTTTGCCGAGCTGGATCGCCCCCCAGGGCTGGCCACTCTCTGACGGATAGAACGGCTGCTCGGCGTTCATGGTCTTGGCGATCAGCATCGCAAACAACGTGTCGATCGCGCGGTGCTGCTCAAGCAACGCCTCACACATCTGAGGAAACACACCGATCATGTGGCGCTCGACCGCCTCCATGCGCGCTTCCTCGGCATCTTCACCCGAGTAGACGAGGCCGCAACTCTTGCACGTAAACATCACCACATCCGCTTCGAGCGTCACCGCGTTCTCGGATGCGCCGTACTTGAACTTGTCGGTGAGTATCGAGCGGTCAACCTCGAAGGACTCGCACACCGGGCAGCAGCGCTCAATGCCGTCCATCGCAATCTTGGCGGTCATGGCGCACCCAGGAGCTTCTGGCTGCGCCAGACTGGGCTTCCGCTTTGCGGGAAAAAAAGATGGAAAAGAAAGTGCCTCGCGTTGCACATGTCAGTCTTCCTCGTGTGGGGCTTCAACGACTTCAACACCTGACGACTCAAGCTCGGCCTGGGCCTTCTGGTAGTCGGGATCGTCATTGAGGGCATGCAGTACGTTCACCATCCAGTGAAGGTCATCGCTCGTGTACGGCTCAACTGCGTCGTACTTTCTCAGCAGTTCCTGCAACACCTTGCGGGTGGGGAGGGTGGGGTCGTGGGGCTTCATGGTTGGCCTTTTGAGTGGGAGGGAAATTTTGGGGGGAGGTCGGAGATATAAATCCTGGGCTCCGCGCGGGGTGCGGCCGGGGGGCGGACGCGGATGAAAAGGATCGCGGTCGATTGCAGGGGAACCATCTGACATGCAGTCACTGGGCAGCCACGGGTAACTATCTGATCTGCCTCACACTCTCAACGATCTGCGTCTCTGCCTACCCGAGGCGTGGATACTCGGGCCTCTAACTCGTGCCTTGTGGCGGATATCAGCTCTGTCAGCTCTGCGACCGTCAGCTCTCTCACGGTCTTCGCTGGTGCTGTGGCTGCGGCTCTCAGGTCCCCGGAAACCTCCAGCCCGGTGCGGATGGCCAGCACCGTGGCGCGGAGATCGCTGTGCTCTGTCGCGAGGATGCGCTCAAGCCTCACCAAGGCCTGCTTCCCAACCCCTTTGGCTCGCTCCCCCACCAGCTCTGCCACGGCTCTACGGGTCTCCTCGTCGCGTGCAAAGGCACGAGCTGAGCGCAGGCTCTCGAACCCTGCACGCTTGGCCACGTAGTCATGCGGCGCACCAGATGCGAGTAGATAGATCGCTAGCTCGTGGTCCGGGCCATCATGGCTCTGCGTCTCTCTGCCGTCCTCTGGCCAGAGGATTGAGCCTTGCTCTGTTTCTACAGGTAGTTTCATCCTTGAAGACCTAACTAGTTAGAATCAATGCCACTGGTAAAAACCAGAACAGGAAACAACCTGTGAAAACTGGTGCATTTCCCACCCTGCCTCCCTTGCGAGCCTGCGCCCATTGCAGCGCATCATTCAAGCGTCGCGCCGAAAGTTGTTGACAGTGTTTTGTCGGCATGAGAGATTCGGGGCCTCGCGGTTTACCACGCCGCGAGGTTTCACCAACTAGGAGCTACCCCGATGAATCAAGACACCCTCTCTCTCGCCCTGATCTGTGAGAGCCGTTTCGCTGCGCTCGCCACCTTCACCACCGATCAGCGTGAGCTGGTAGAGGCCGCAGAGCCTCAGCAGCAGGACGCGACCACCTCTGAGGCCTGAGGCGCTTCACAGTTGAGCCCTCGCAAGAGGGCTCCTCTGTGAGTCGCCTTGAGGCTCAGTGGGACGCAACCCACGGGGACAAATACCGCAGCTAGGTCCGGATGGACCGACCAACGAAAGGTAGCTGCAACCTGAAGACGCCAACGGTGGGCGGGATTGAGTTCCGAAGCATCGAGCCGAGAGGGTCAAGGACGATCCGCAACCAGCGACCACAGCTCAAACCAGTGGCAACTCGGGCATTCACCAGCCGCACCTTAGCTCAGTGCGGCCGAATGACAGAGCGCATTCACCCGAGTGCGTTCTGCAATTCGATCAACCCGACTAGATAGGAGCTAACATGAAAAAGGTACTGAAGTTCGCAGGCTGGCGCGTAGAGCTGGATTCGCTGCAAATCTTCCCCAACGATCCCGGCGCAGGCTGCCCGGCGTTGGTGGTCTCCCCTGATGGCCTGACCGGCACCTACTGGTGCGTGGTAGACACCGGGGAGATTGACTGCGGTACAGAGGAGGTCCCGCCCACCGTGCAGCGCTGGCTGTCACGGATCGAAGACGAGGTTAACGAGTTTGTCGAGATTCACAGCGGAAACGGTGAGCCTGATCTGGCATCGGAGCGCTGCGACTACGAGGCTTAGAATCGCATCAGCGCTGCGCCCCTTCGGGGGCGCAACTCTGATTCTGTTCGATACCACAACTAGTTAGGAGCTATGCCCATGTTAAGCAGAAAATATTACGTCTTGATCGCGCGCGCACTTCAGGAGGCGCGCGACGCTGAGACGAGCCGCGACACTCAGATGACGGCTGAGCGTATGCGGACCATCGACACGGTGGCCGAGTTGCTGGCGTCCGAGTTCAAGAGGGATAACGGTCGCTTCGATCGCGATCGCTTCCTGAACGCGGCGGGGGTGGCGTCATGAGCGGCCCTTACACGATCGTGGCACTCGATGCCAACAGCGATTACCTGAGCGAAACTCAGGAGGAGACATTGCACGAGGCGCGCGAGGTCATGTACTACAAAATCCGAGACTCGGAACTGATCGGCGCAGGGATGCGCAAAGTTGAAGTTCTCAACAGCGACATGGAGATCATTTCGGACGATTTCGTAAGCCGTTACCGCTGAGTGTTGAGCGCTGGCGAGCTGGTAACAGCTCGCCAACTCTGAACCCTCAACCAAAGTAGGAGCTAAGACAATGCCCAGAAACAACAAGCCACAGACCAACGTGCAGGTCGTGAAGCGTCTCATGGAATACTCAAATCATGGGGCCATCATGCAGCCATTCGTGCTCGAAGCGATCCGCCGGTATGCGGAGCAGTGCATCGCGGCAGGTCCTGCACACTTCGACTCTCCGATGCTGCACGGTGCAGCATGGGTAGGGTGTGCCAAAGAGGCACGCGCTGCCCTCATTGAGCACCTTGGGAGTTGAGCGCTGCCACCCTCAAAGGGTGGCAACTCTGAACCCTCAACGTAGATAGGAGCTAAACCAATGCCCGCAATTCGTTTCATAGTCAGCACGCACAGCAGCGCGAGGGATCGCAACGGCAACTGCTACCACTTCGCCACGATCACGAGCACCGAGACAGGCAACAGACTCGCGATCGATGACATGGGAGGCCCGGACAATGCCATGAGCCTCATCGACAAGCATCTCAACCTGTGGGGCTATCCGGCCGTGTACTCAGTCAATCGCACGCTACCCGGTAGGCAGTGGCAGGCCTTGCGCGGAACCCTCTTTCCGAAAAAAGGGGAGACGCTGTACGAGCACAACCTCACGCGAGAGATGCTCTGGAAACTTGAACGCACTGACGAGGCCTGAAGGCCGAAAGGACAAGGGATTGTCCTCTGCGTTTTCATACCACTTACTAGGAGCTAACTATGTATCAGGTAAGACACTTCGGCTATTGCGGCATGGGAGATGTACCGGCCGCGCACGAGGAGCGCGAGAGCGCTCGTCGCCATGCAGCCGCACGACTGCGCCGCTATCGCCGCCGGTTTCCCGTGGTCATCCTCCAGCGCGGTAAGGCTTGGGAAATCTGCGAGCCTGAAGGCTGCACGATGGTCCCCGATGCCTGCGGCACACTGCGCCTCACGCACATCACGCACGAGTGCCGCGAATGCGGATTCGAGCACGAGACGCGCGAGGAGGCCTATCACTGCTGCGAAATTGATGTTTGGGGCGGAGAGGAGGACTACGAATGAGCCGCTACACGATCGAGTACCGCGCCCCAAGGCATACCAAGTGGCACGCCTTAAGCGTCTCGAAACTCGCGCCCTTTCCGCAGGACGAGCTGGCTGCGTACCGCCAGATGATCGCGGAAAGGCTCACGTGGAATCGCGGCGTCGTAGTCCTGCCGGACATGGTGCGAATCCGCACACTGTGCGATGGCGAGCCAATCACAACACACTGACGAGGCCTGAAGGCCGAAACCGCGCACGAGGAGCGCGGTCTGTGTTTACCAACCAAGGAGCTAAACCGTGGAAACTTTTCAGATGGAATTCTGGGTTCCCAAAGGCCGCAAGGGTGGCCAGTGGAAACCAGCGCACGCTGTGCCGGTCGGCAACTACCGCACTTGGCGCAAGGTCAAACCCGACCACAGCCACGCGGACAAATTGACGCACTCGATCGCACGAGTGAAACCCGCACACTCCCGCAGCAAGCAGGAACAGTGCGAGCGATATTGCCAATGGGCGCGCGACGCCAAACTGGTGCGCGTCGCGACCTACCGCGATGATTGGCTGTCCAATCACTGCGCGATGGTGCTGGGGCTGCTGACCACCGAGGTGGACCCGGCCGATATCATCGGCCCAGCTCACGAGGAGGTGCTGTCATGAATCGCAGGCATATCACCGCCTACCGTGTACAGGCTGGCTCATTCGTCCGCTTCTGTCACACCGAGCACCACGCCGAGCAATTCGCACGAGCGCTCAGGTTGCACGATCCGTTGACAGGGGCCGAGGTCAAGGTCGAGCCTGTACGCCTGCCAGACGATGCGCTGACTCGCATTACGCTGGGCCTCTAACACCGCTGACGAGTCCGCCCGAGGGACGAAACACAGAGCCCCAAGGTCTCTGTGTCCGGTTCAAAAATCAGGAGCTAAACCATGAACGAATTCGCGATGATGAACAATGAACAACGCGCCGCCATCGCGGCCGAAGCCTTGCTACTCGTGGACGAATCCCTCGTCTGTGATCTGCTGGCAAACCTCATGCACTACTGCGACGCGCATGGGTTCCGCTTCGAGGGTGAGCTGGAAACTGCACGTATGCACTACGAGGCAGAGCGCTCTGAAGAAACCAACCGCTGATGAGTCCGATTGACGGACGAAACGCCGCGAGGCGTCCGGTATCTAACAAGTAGGAGCTATCACATGACGAACAAATTCGATGAAGACCTTGTGGGCGCATTGGTCGAGGCCGTGAAGGCTGCCCCGGTGCCGGTGGACAAGACGATCAATCCGAATGATCGATTCAAGATCATGGATTTCACGATCGGCACACTGCATCGGCGCGTGTACCTGCTGAATCCCGGCGACAACTTCGCGCGGTTCGGCGGATCGAGCGCCGGGCTCACGGTGCGCAAGACTGCAAGTCTCATCGTGAGTGATGTCCAGCACGGAAGCAGGAGCGACGCGGAGTACGACCTGACAGACGAGCAGGCATGGGTGAATATCCTGCACAGCTATCGGCTGTCATGGGGGAAGAAGGCGAAGCGCAAGTAGGTGCTTGCCGGTTGCGCATCCGACGAGGGTGCGCCTCCGGGAATCAACCAACGTAGGAGCTAAACATGACGATCGAAACCAATGCCGTGCCGAGTCTGTATCGCCTGATGGAGACCGCGCTGCACGAGGCCGTGGGTTCTCTCAGGTACTACAAGCCCGAGGCCTTCGATGACGCCGCGCACGAGACAGCATGGAAGGAAATGATCGAAGAGAAGACCGAACTACTGACGCGCGTGCAAGCCGCCGATGAGCCGCGATTCACCTTCGATCACGTCTACGCGGCAGCCTGTGCGTGGGAGTACGCGATGGAGAAAATCCGGGAAGGCATGGATGGCAAGTCGAATCCGTGGCACGAATACCGGGTGCGCTACGGCATGGCGGCGACGCGCGATGCCGTGGTCGGTGAGGTGCCAGCGCTTCAGGTCGCATACGACGCGGCTGTGGCCAACGGCTACGAGGATTGCTTTGACTGGGAATTCGTCCCGCAGTACATGGAGGCGCATATCGTGCGCATCCTCACCTGAAGACCACTGACGAGCTGGTGCGATCCCAGCGAAACGGCGGGAGCCGTATGGTCAATCACGTAGGAGCTAAAAAATGACAATCGTTTCCCGAATTGCCGAACTGATCGAGACCGACGACTGCGACCAGTCCGAGCGGCTGATCGACACCTATAAGGCCGCGACCAAGAAGCAGAAGGAGGCCATCGACGACCTGATGATTTGCCTGTGCGGATATTCGATGCCGACACTCATCGATCAGGAGAGGGCTGGATCATGACCACCGTGACAATGGTCCCGAAGTTCTCTCTGGGCATGGTCGTGGTCACTCCCGGAGTCCAGGCGCTTCTGAAATTCCCCCAGATGCCCGTGGTCGAGTTGTCGATGTACATCAACCGGCACGCCTGCGGTGACTGGGGCGATGTGCATCCGGATGATGTCGGTGCGAACGATCGGTCGCTCGAAGATGGAACCAGACTCCTCTCCGCCTACGTCCTGAACGGGGAGAAAATCTGGATCATCACGGAGGCCGATCGCAGCGTGACCACGGTGCTGCTGCCCGACGAGTATTGATCCGAGGCCGGAGCCGTAACCGGTTACAACAACGGCAAGCAAAACCCCGGCACGCCTGTCAGCGTGACCGGGGTTTTCTTTTTGGTGTCACTGCCTGCCAGCCGGTATCGGGGGACGGCCGTGCTCTTTGATATGCCACTCGATGAAGGAGCGCTCGCACTCTGCGCACAACGCCACCCCTCCGGAAGCCTTGCCAGCCTCGGACTGATCCGAGTCCGGGCCGAAGCTGAACGACGGGCAGCCACTGGCACCACAGGGTTCAGCCGAAGCGATGACCGCGCGGCACTGCTTGAGGGTGCGGTACGGACCAATGATGTCCAGCTCGAAGTCGTGGCGCTGGTAGAAGACATACCACCCGATCGGCATGTCCTTGAGCGCACCCTTCTTGTCGCAGGGCCGGTGATGCACTGGCTTCATGAGGAAGGGCAACGTGGACTCAGCTCGTTTTGTCATAGCGGCCTCCAGTCCTTGAAGGTGGTGGGACAGGTGGGGATCGAACCCACGACCTACGCCTTAAAAGGGCGCTGCTGCTACCATCTGAGCTACTGTCCCGAGGGGCCGCAGTCTACCTCCGAGTAGACCAAAAACCAGCCCGGCGGCATGGTATCCCAGCCAGCGGCAGACTGGGAGCGGGGCGGGTAGGCGACCAGTCAACCGATTGCTGAAACCCCTTGAAACATAGCGTTTTGAGCGATTTGACCACAAGACTTTTAACTCGTCCCCGACCCTTTTGGAATCAGTTACCTGTCGATCGAAGCGCTTCTAAGCTGCTGATTAGTCAACTGATACGTTGACTGACGACCGACTACGACAGACGCGCACCGACATCTGTTGGTTGCGCTGAAACCCGGCAGCGGGTAGATTGCGTTGCCAACTTTGCAGTTCACTGCATTTTGGGTAGACGCTTAAATTTCCCTGTGTTTTGAAAACCACCTGCCTCGCGTTGACCAACTTTGCGATTTTGCCGTTCGCCTACCCAAGGCACTTTTGCCACCACGGCAAGAGTTGCCATGTTTCGGCGAGCGCGATGGCAGCCCGCAAAGCTACCAACCCAAGGCACATTAGGAGCTACTGATGAAACGAAAGAAGACTGAAACCAGCCCCCCGGTTGCCACGCAGGAGGCCGCAACCACCACCACCACCGCAAGCCGTCGCAAGGAGCGGGCAGACGACACGGCCAACTTTGAAAACCGCCGCAGTTTGGGTAGGCGGAACGGGGTCGAAAACCGGGTAGACGAAATGGCCATCTTTGTAAACCCAGAAATTCGGGTAGACGAGGATGACGGCGATCAGCCGGTGGAGATCACCGATGCGTGGATCAGGACCGAGCTGCAACGCCGTCGCGACATCAGGAAGAGCAACCCGTATGCGGAGTTTCGCGAGTACGTAACCGACGCGAATCAGGAAGGGTTCATGGTCTGGTTCTACAACAACCTCAAGCGCGTCTCCTTCGTGCTGCGCATGCGCGCGATGGTCGATGGCAAGAAGGGACGCTTCTCCGAAGTGTTCGGCAAGTGGGACGATCCAAAGATCGTGGGCGACGTGGCCTTCACCGCCAAGAAGGCGCGCACCGAGTTCATCATCCGCCGCGCCCGCTACGAGCAGGGTGGGGTGAAGAACGAGAAGCCGATCCCAAACCTCCGTGATGCGATCGAGGAGTACATCGTGGCACGGCGCGACAAGCGTGACCCGCGGACCTGCAAGAAGGGGCTGGCCCTGCCTGCGAGCTGGGGGGCGACGGGGAAAACTTCCCTCGGCTACACCCAGCGCCGGGAGGGACACATCGGCCGGTTCATGGACATCTACGAGCGCTTTCTCGACAAGCCGGTGAGTGCGCTCAACTACAACTCACTGCTCGATGCGCGCAACGCCTACGTGGGTCGCCACAGCGATGGGCGCAAGTTCGAGGATGAGCTGAAGAAGATTCGCTCGACCGTGACGACCACCATGCCGATGCTCAAGTGGTTCAAGAAGGTCGGGTACATGCCGGACGGTGAGGGCGTGGAGGACTTGAAGCCCCAGGCCTACGAGAAGGACACGCGCTTCCTGTATCCGGGCGAATGGCAGGCCTCATGCCAGCCGATCGATGAGCTGCCGCTACAGGCGGGTCTGTTCATGCGCTTCGTCTTAACGACCGCGGTACGCGCGGAGACCGCACTCGGTATGGAGTGGAGCGAACTCGACTGGGGCAACTTCGAGCACTTCCGCGACTTCGATGATCACGAGCAGGCCTTCCTGACGTGGATCGTGCCGCGACGGGTGGGGCGACTGAAGGGGCGGGGCAAGACCGCCTCCGAGGATGCACCACGCCGGGTGATGATCACCGGTGACAGCCTGCGCATCCTGCACAAGCTGCGCGCGATCTACGAGGAGAACCTTGCCGCAAACCCCGAGGACACCTACCGCGGCGTGTTCCCGAAGAAGGTCGTCTCGCGTTGGAGGAGTCATCGCAGCCGCATGCAGCGCGACATCGAGGCAGCCGCAGGCACCAAGCGCTGGGACCGCTACACGCTGCGCAAGACTCACTCGACGTATCTGGAATACCTCCAGTGCCCGAAGTACCTGCGCTCGATGAGCCTGACGCACACGCCATCGGGTGAGGGTGGCTCGACGGCCGGCGAGCACTACGATCACGCCGATGCGGTACGCGCGAGCGGCACCGACAAGCACGATCCTCTGGTGGAGCTGGGGCCGTGGCACATCAGGTTGCACAAGTTGTTTCGCGACATGGAGTTCGGGGACACCAAGGGCGACCTGGGCCGGTTGCTCCCGGCGCTGCGCCGCGGCAGCAAGTCATCCGACATGCGCGATCGGTACGGCATCGATGAGAAGTTCATCGAGGTCACGCCGCGCGCACCGAAGCTGCGGGTGGTGGCCTGACGCGACAGACTGGGGGGAGCACGAGAAGGGCCGCCGCAAGGCGGCCCTTTTTTTTGCCGTGAAAAGACCACAGACAAACCGCGGTGTACAGGAGTACCGTTCCTGTCCCGATTCCTGCGCCAACCTGTGAGCTGACTCAGCGTCGGATTACCACCCACACACACCGACACTCGGAGACATCAGCCATGACACGCGAGGCCGATGAGTCACTGACCATCACCAACCAAGAAATCATGCACCGCCTGAACCTCAAGTCTCAGGAAACCCTGCACCGCTGGGAGAAGAAGCGCGGCCTGCCCGGACAGAGCCGCACCGGGCGCGAAGGGGTGCGCAGCCGCGCCGAATACCTGCGCTGGGAGAAGGAGCACTACCCGCTGCTGCACCCGAAACCTGAACGGCCCGAGGATGAGGACACGATCGAGCTGATGCGCCAAGGCGCGAAACTCACGCAAGACTTCGTGATCCGCATCGAACCGAGAAGGAAACCTAAACCGCGAAAGAAGAAGTGAAAGAAAGGGGCGCTCGAAGCGCCCCTTTTTTCGTCCTGCTAAATCCTTTTTCTCAGGTTTCACCGCCTGCACCGCTGCCGTTGTTCTTGCGTAGCAACTTCTCGACTTTCTGTTGCTCGACATAGAACTTCTCGTAAGTCTCAAGCGCCAGCTTCATAGGCACTGGCATCTTGATAACGAGCAGTCGATATCCTGGCTCAGAGTGATCGCGCAGCTCAAGAATCGAATCGAGCTGTGGCCGGTCGGGGAGTAGTTCGTGCGGTTTGCATTTGAGAGCCTTTGCCAGCTTCTCCAAAGTCTTCGGAGTCGGCAGGCTTCTCATGGTGGTGTACGTGCTGATCGCGTCCTTGGATAGGCCGACCTTGTTAGCAAGGTCGGAGGCAGTCCACTTCATTTCCTTCATCCGCGCGATAAGCCGTTCCCTAAACACTTTCTTCTCGGTCGAGACATCGTGCAAACCATCATTGTCGTTGCTTGTCGTCAAAGTTAGCTCCTAGGCACTTTTGTACCGGGTGTGTAGCAGAACGCCACACGAGACTCATTAAAGTCTCTTCTTGGTTGACTTACAACATCCTTGTTGACTCGACTTGCTCCTACTAACGACTACATCAGCCAACCGGTTGGTCTACTGGGCTATAGGCGCAAGTCGATGCTAGTTAAATCTTCCTCGTTTGATCTAGACCTTCGCTAAAACGCCCTCCAAAACTCCTATTTTCAAACGACCTTCAATCGCTTAGGCGAGTCAACATTCAGTTCCCCTTCCGAACGGCGCAGAGTGACTGACATCAGCACTACACCGAGCCGACAGTCTTTCGTCAGCTCGGGTGATCCAACGGAGGGAGAGCGAATGGCATACGCGGTGCGGTTCAATTACAAGAAGTTCCAGCGCGACCTGGGCTACCTCGTCGCAGACCTGCCGGAGCTTTTAAAGAAGGTCTACGGGGAGGACATCAGCAAAGCGGCGGTGTACGCATGGTTCGCCCGCGGCAAGATGCCGGTCGATCGGATGTGCCAGCTCTTGACCATCGCCCGCATGGAGACGCAGGAGAAGATCGATGTCTGGCAGTACATCGAGAACTGCGATCGCGGCAGCCGCCGCAAGGCGGCTTGAGATGCAAATCTCCATCCGCAATCCCGAGCATTGGCACGACCTGCGCGCCGAGCGCATTGGCGCGAGTGAAGTCGCGGCGCTCTTTGGCTGTGGCTACCAAAGCCACTTTCAACTGTGGCACGAGAAGAAGGGCGACCTGGAGCACGCCGACTACTCCGACAACGAGCGCATCGTGCTCGGGCGGTGCCTGGAGGAAGGTATTGCAAAAGCCGCTGGTGAGTTGTTCGGCTACAACCTCACCAAAGCCACCGACTATTTCGATGACGATGAATGCCCGCGTCTGGGTGCAACGCCAGACTACCTCCTCGTGCGTGAAGGGGGCGAGTACCCGGCGGAAGTTAAGAACGCCTCTTGGGGCTCGTTCAAAGACAACTGGATCATTCATGACGACGGCTTCGCCGAGCCGCCGCTACGCTTTCAGTTGCAGATACAAACACAGCTCGCCTGCACCGGCGCAATCGCCGGACTTCTGATTGCGCTCATCAGCGGGGATCGCATCGTCCGCTGCGAGATACCGCGCCACGAGGAAGCCATCGCCGAGATTCGCCGCCGCGTGGAGGCGTTCTGGAAATCGATCGATGAGAACCGCGAACCGCCGGCCGAGATGCCCGCCGACATGGATGCGGCCAAACGGGTCTGGCACGCAGGCGACGGCAGCGTAGACCTTCGAGGCGATCCCGATGTTGAAGGGTGGCTGGATCAGCTCCGCGAGCTGCGCGACGTGCGCAAGCGTGTCGAGGCGGACGCGGATGTGGTCGAGGCAAAGGTCATGGCGTACTGCGTGCAGAACCGTTACGCCGCCATCACCGCTAACAATGGTCGCGTCTCCTGCAAGCAGCGTGAGGCGAAGCCTGCGCGCATGGTCGAGTTCAAGTCGCAGCCCTCCAAGATCGAGTTGCGGATCACCACCCGGTGAGCGCGATCGATGACATCGCCGCCACGCGCGGTGCTGCCCACCCGCAGCGTAGTCCGCGGCTGTACGACGACCCAGAGACCGAAGACCTGATCGGGGCAGCCGGTGAGTACGCCTTCGGCACCGCCTTTGGCCTTCCCGTCGATAGCAGTGCGCGACCACACGGCGACGGCGGGATCGACTTTCGGGTGCGGATCGCAGGCCAGCCGCTCTCGATCGATGTGAAGACCTACCAGCGGCCCTATCACCTGCTGGTGAAGGTCGATGAGATGCCAACCTGCGCGTACCTGCTGGTGCTGTGCCACTTCGATTACGGCATGGTGTCCATTCTCGGATGGGAGACGCGCGGGATCATGTCGATGATGCCGACGCGCGAATTCGTTCCCGGCATCCGCAGCCACTACCGCCTGCGCGAGCAGCTTCGTCCCATCCGCCAGCTCGCCGATCTACTCGCGATGAGGGATGTATGAGCAAGCGACCCATCACCGAAGGCGCGCTGCGCTATCAGGCGTTGCGCTGCGAGACCGCCAAGCACAAGCGCTGCAAGTGTCGCTGTGGTGGCGCGTTCCACGGCATTCACCACGATGATGCGTGGATCAAGGATGAGGTGTTGCGCGACCAACTCGCGCGCCAGCCGGGGCAGATCGACTGGGTGGAAGAGTTTGCGAGGCCTGGGTGAAACGGCACCGCGCCAAACGTCCTGGCTTAAGGTGGCTGCCGAAGGCCGCGCTCAAGTGGGTCGATGGCAGCGGTGCCGTTGAGTTGGTCGCGCGCCAGCACGCGCTCTATCTCAACCTGGGCCTCGGGGAAGAGCAGTCGATCATCTGGCGCGAGCGGCAGTTCCAAGCGATCGTGGTCGAGTACATCGACAAGCGCTACCCGTCGATCGGCAGCCTCTGCTTCCATGTGCCACTGGAGCTACTGCGCCGGGAGAAGCACACCGCCGGCATGTTCCACGCACTCGGCGCACGAGCGGGTGTGGCAGACGTAGTGCTGCTCGTTCCACGCGGGGCCTACCACGGCCTACTGATCGAGCTGAAGGTGCCACCGCGCAGGCCCACCGATTCGCAATGCAATTTTCTGGAGGCAGCACGGCGCGAAGGGTACGCGGCGTGCTGGTCGGACTCCATCAACACCGTACTCCGACTTCTCGATGTGTATCTC